TCATATAAAAATGAATAAAATATCAGTAGCAATAGAATTCAAATGCATAAAAGCACTCACAATATGGAGAGAGTTAAATCCAGATTGGAGAGAAGACGAAAAGAAAGGCGAGTTTTTAAATATAATGAACGGATGTGTATTTGGAGGTGAATTAAAAACCAAAACCATATTTTATCATCCACCTGACAAAGATCAAAAGGCAAAGATAGTGAGGAACATGATTCAGCATTTGAAAATTCCTAAAAAAAACTAGAATGGAGGAAAACGTAGACGAAGTGGAGCAAGTCGACGTTTCCGATTATATTCTGAAGGAATATGGGGTGAAATCAACATAAAAAGAATAGTAGTAGAAGTATAAGATGGATCAATTAAATATGAATAGTCTTCTTAACAGAGAAGAGAGTGTATCCAAATTTAAAGACATATTAAAAAACTTTGAATTAAACAAACAAAATGTATTATTTAAAAAAGGAATATACGTTTATGGCGAACCAGGCACGGGAAAAACCACATTCGTCATGAATTTATTGAAAGAATTGGATTACGATGTAATTAGATATGACGCGGGTGATATACGCAATAAATCCATTATTGATACTATTACAAAACATAACATGTCTGATAAAAACATCATGAGCATGTTCCATAAAAAAGTCAAGAGAATTGCCATCGTTATGGATGAAATCGATGGCATGAATAACGGAGATAAAGGAGGAATTAACACATTGATTAAATTAATACGTCCCAAAAAAACCAAAAAACAGAAGTTGGAGGAAATTACATTAAATCCAATTATTTGTATAGGTAATTATCACATCGATAAAAAAATCAAAGAGTTGATGAAAGTGTGCAATACTATTGAATTATGTAGTCCAACAAATGCACAAATAACTTCTATTATTACTCCTTTAATGCCAAATATGAATGATGTTTTAATGCAAAGCATTGTTAAATTCGTGCAATTTGATTTACGAAAACTAAAAAACATTTGCGAAATTTATAAAAACAAACAAAACATGTTAAATACCGAAATGATACAAAATATATTTCAAATAAAATCGTATAATGACGATACCAAAAAAATCACACAAAAATTGATTAACAATCCATATTCGATAGATCAGCATTTAACCATTATGAATGAAACAGATAGAACCATAGTAGGGCTGTTATGGCATGAAAATATTATTGATGTATTAGGAAAAGTAAACAAAAAGATATCCGTCCCTTTCTACTTAAAATTATTACAAAACATGTGTTTTGCTGATTATATCGATAGAATCACTTTTCAAAAGCAAATATGGCAATTTAATGAGATGAGTTCATTCATTAAAACGTTCAAAAATAATAAGTTATATCATGACACATTTAAAAAAAAACCAAAATATAATCCACTGGAAGTGAGATTTACAAAAGTATTAACAAAATATTCTACCGAATATAACAATTCATTGTTTATTCAAAATTTATGTCAGCAATTAGGGATGGATAAAAAGGATTTATTCTCATTTTTTCTAGATCTGAAAAACAAATATGACGATACTGAAATATTAGCACTTTTTGAAAATTACGAAATAACAAAATTAGACATTAATCGCATGTATAGATATTTAGAAAAATATACAAAGGTGGATGCAGTGGAAGATGATGAATGCGTGGAAGAAAAAAGTGACATAGATGAATAGAAAAATCAAAACATAAAACCAAAAAATATAATAACAACATGGAAACCATGTGGTTATTTTGTAAAAAACCATGCAAAAGAACTACATATCTTTAATAGCACAATAGTTTTTCGTAGCCCAGCATTCCTTTGTATCGCTATTTATGGTAATCGAATTGTACATGTGTCTTTCAAATTCATCAGGAGAAGCGAAAAACATGGTAGGAGGTTGCGGTCCCGTCTCTCCTGTGCATAATGTAACCTTAAAATATAAGTCTTCGTGTTTCGATCCAATGAGGTGATGATGGTAACGCTCCCCTGTAATGGCGTTTCTAATGGGACATCCTTGACTCCCAGATGCATAAAATGCAATCTTTTTGGATTTCAAATAGGATTTATTATTTTTGTCCACTGAAACCTTTCTAGTAATTTGTATGTATCCCTTATCACTTTTGTTCATTTCTGCCATTAACTTGTTCACCTTCTTCTTTTGAGAGTCAAGTGAAAACGCATCTTCGTCCGCATTGGTGGGATCAAACCTATCTTCATAATACATGTTCTACTGATTATAATTTTATATTTGACATTGGGTTTAAGTCTTTTACATTTTAAATGTTTATTACTTCTGGTGGTTTTGGCAAGTCCGCCTTTTTCTCTGCCTTCTTCTCGGCAATTTTTGCAGTTATTAATGTAGATATTTTCCCCTCGAGATATTTCATTTTTTCCTTCAATGTATCATTTTCTGTCATTAATTCCTTGACTCTTTTCTCATAATTTGCAAACACTTCATGTGGATTTACGAGTACATTTTGAGGCGGTCCGCCATTCACGCCTGGTTGTTGTATTATTGTCATGCCAGGATTTTTCTGCAAAATCTCCTGTTGTTGTTGTTGTTGTTCTAGTTGTTTCAAATATTGTTGTTTCATCATTTCTTCACGCTTGGCGGTAATTTCTTGTGTTTGTTTCACAACATCAGGTTTATTTTCAGGCCTACCGGGTTCATATTCGGCTAAAAGGACATCAATAGACTCCATAAAAAACTCCTTAATATCGGGCTCCTTGACAAAATCGTCTACTTTAACATCGGATAATTTTACAAAAGGATTGTTGGGTCCCTGTCCAAGTAATGTTTTTTTGTCGAATGAATTATGCACATGTGAAAACACCAAAATAGTCTTGAGTGGGTTCATTTGAACAAATGGAATAGTGTATTCCTTCAAGAAATGTTTCTCTTCTGCTAGCGCAGCATCGTTGTCATATTGAGTTTGTTTTAACAATTCGCGACGGAAAGCAAATGTAGCTGCGGTGGAATGATTCGGTCCATAAGGTCCAAATTTATGCATCTCATTGATATGTTTAAAATATATAAACATTTCGCTGCTGCCAGCACATAAAGCATGTGGATTCTTTTTCAATGTTTCCACAGCATGAGATACACGTTCGGGAGGATAGTAGTCATCGTCGTCCATATAAACAATAATATCACCCTTTGATTTTTCATGCATCAGATTTCTCTTTTTTCCTAAATACATTTTCTCGTCATATTTGAAATATTTTATTTGCGGGATATGAGATACTAAATCTTCAATTTTGTCTGTGCCGTCATCGATAATAATCCATTCCATTCTCTCTTTAGGATAAGTTTGATGTTGAAAACATTTAATGATATTTTTAATAAATGGTCGTCGATTAAATGTGGGAGTGCATATGCTGACGAAAGGCATGCTTTGGAGTTCCTTGTATTGTTTGATAGTAAGTTTTCTTTTACCATCCGCTGAATGAGACATGGTATATATATTTATAATACAAATTTTTATTTATATTATAATTTGCTATTTTGTTATATGCATGTTCATTGAATATTATTATAACATATTATATTATTATGGGATTTATTGAGCTTATATTATCACATTTGCATCAGGACTTAGTGAACCCATTTACAGATAATTCTTCTAATATATACACATATAATAGTACAGATATATATGGTAATTATATATACATAAGCGATAATGATCTTGGAACCAGCATAGTAGACTATCAATTTAGTGGTGATGTTGGACTAGTAATAAACAATACCGAAATACTTTTAGGAGTTCAGTTGCCTTCTGATATTATTTCTATAGGAAATAATGCATTTAATGACAATCATCTTTTAACAGATGTAATCATACCTAGTAGTGTTACAAGTATAGGAAGTTATGCGTTTTCCGTGTGCAGCGACATTATTACTATGATCATTCCAAGTAGTGTTATCACTTTAGGTGAGGGTGCGTTTTACAATTGTACTGGATTGACCAGTTTTACTAATAATAGTAATATTATCATTATAAGTGAATATTTATTTTACGGATGTACCACTTTAACTAATGTTGTCATACCTAGTGGTGTTACAAGTATAGGAGCATATGCATTTTTTAATTGCTATGCTTTAGCAAACATTACTATTCCAAGTAGTGTTACAATTATAGATACAACTTCTTTTACTAATTGTACTAAGTTGAAGACTAACTCTTTACCCTATCAAGGAACAATAACCATAAATAATCCATCTGATAATATATATGTATATAATCATTTTTTACCTAGTGGTACAAATGGTTTTTATCTTAATGTTGTGATGAATAATTATTCTGTATCACAAATAGTGGCTAGAACAGGGTTATCTTTAGGAGATATTACTGCAGTAGTTGATATGCTGTACACATTGCCTAAATATTTTGGTACAAATACAACACCCGTTTATAATATTGTAGGTACATGTACTATAGATGGATCATTTGGATATATATATACTAGTACTACTAGTGTTACTAGTGTTACCTCTTCATCGTTTAGTAATGGTATGAATAGATTATTAGGTTTATTTCTTTCTAATAATGTGACATCTATAGGTGCCAATGCGTGTCAGGGAACGACCAATTTAAAAGCAATACAAATACCTAATAGTGCTCCATCTATAGATCCAACCGCTTTTACTGGTTGTACTAGTTTGAAAACATATTCATCGGCACCCTATAAAGGAACGCTATACACATCAAATAATCCTTCAGACACTATAATAAATTTTTTTACTAATATTACTGATCCTACTAGTGGGTTTTATCTTAATCTTATTATTCTTTGTTTCAAGGAAGGATCAAAAATATTATATTACAATAGTGAAACAAATCAGGAACAATATATTGAAATAGAAAAATTAAAAAAAGGAGACTTAGTAAAAACATTGTTACACGGATACAAAAAAATAGAACACATAGGAAATTCAAAGATGTATAACAATGTCAACAATATTCGTTCTGTGGACAAATTATATAAATGTTCTAAAACAGAATATCCTGAGTTGTTTGAGGATTTGATCATAACGGGGGCTCATTCCATTTTGGTAAATGATTTCAAAGATAACGAAAAAGAAAAAACATTAGAACTCTTATCAGACATTTATGTAACAGACAAAAAATATAGATTGCCTGCATGCATTGACAAAAGAGCCCAAATATATGAAGTTGAAGGGCAACATACTATTTGGCATTTTTCTTTGGAACACGAGAATTATTACATGAATTATGGTGTTTTCGCCAATGGATTATTAGTGGAAACTGCGAGTAATCGTATGATGGTTGAATGCTCTGGACTAAATATAGCATAATCTTTCAATATTCCTTCACGTATAATATATATTTTATAGTATATATTATTGATATATGAGCATACTCCTTCGACAATGCTTTGCATGACTACGGAGTATAATCAGAAAACTTCGGCTTG